AAATAATTGAATACCAGCAACATTTCCTACAAAGCCAGTTCTCATAGCTTCATTAGATAGTTCTGTGTCTCTACCAACAAATGTATTTGTTAAAGATTTTTTAACATTGAATATTTGTTTAGGGTGGAACACACCATAGTATGGTCCGGGTGCTTTATTAGTTTTAAGTTCTGCTGCACATTCAAATAAATCTTGAACTGTTAATTCAGAGCCTGCTCCTGGTCCTTTTTCAGTTGAGAAGCCTGTAAATAAAGCCGCAAGATCAGTATCAATTTTTGTTGCAATCGCTTCGCCAAATAATCTTCCGATATCTGCCGCAACATTTCTTGATGCTGAATTTCTCGCTAGGTCAGTTAAAGTAGTCATAATACCAACTTCTGATGCTGTAATAGTAACAGATGTAGGATTGACTGCTGTGTTTGAAAGATCAGTTGCCTCATTAACTGCCGCCGCTGATACATTTGCATAAATCGGAACTTCAACTGATTTACCACCACCAGCAATAGCGTAGTTTCGGACAAGACCTCTCATTATAGATTGTTCGCTTGCTACGAACAATGCTTCAGCTACGATTTCAGTATATAGTTCTGATATCGTGCTACTTGTTGTTTCGTTAGCCATTTTAATACTCCTTTATAATGGTTACTTGTTATTTAGAACAATCTTCGTCGGTTGAGAATCTCTTTGCTTTCTGTACTCAGCATATCTTTTCTTATCCGCTGGATTATTCATATTTAAATCACTCAAATTAAAAGGTTTATTGAGCTCTGTCCTATCCACATTTGACACTGAGCCACTGCCACTAGGTGTTGCAGTAACAAAGTGTGGGTTCTGTGTCAAAAACTCTTGAACTAACTCGTCAGTAGTTAAAAGTTCCCCCTTACTGTTATATCGTGCTATTCCATTTTTATCAAGTATTTCGACACTACCTTGATCGTTCAACCTTATTTGTGGTTTTAGTAATGAAACAACTTGATCTGGATTGATTGCACGATTCTTTGAAGCTGATGAAAGTAAACCTTTATTAATTTTGATTTCTTTCAATTCACTTTCTAAGCCTGTAATTTTCTTTCCATACTCTTCTGCTTTTTCTTTGAGTATTTGTTCAAATTCACCTTTTTTGATTTTTTCTTTTTCTTCTGCTTCTCGGCTTTGTTTAACTGCATTGATTGCAGTATCTAAATCGTCAACATCTAATTTTTTATAAATTGATGCTCTTTCTTTTGCTAATCTTTGTTTGACGATATTATTTACATCTTCCTCTGAAAAAGAATTATTATTTACTTCTTTTACTTCTTCTTGTTTAGTTTCAGTTGTTTCACGTGAAACATCTGTTTGCGTAGTTTGTTCTACTTGGTTTTCTTCTGCCATTTATTTCTCCCTGTTATATATTCCATTCTGGATTTGTTGGAATCCAAGTATGTCGGCATCTATATCCACCACGAACAATAAAAGGATCGCCTGTTGATTTGCCTGCCCATGATCTTCTATTCCACATATCCCGAACTTCAGTTTCGGTTAGTGTTTTGTTTAGCATTTCTCTACAAAATTGTCTAGAGTCTCTTACTAAGGTGCCTGTATATCTAAAATGATTTAGACCAGCATCTTTTGCTTTCTTAACAGTAAACTGTCCATGAAACTGCATTACTGAATCATGTGCTATTTGACCAGCATATCTTCTTAAATTATTACCTGATCTATCAGCCGCATATTGTGTATGTAATTTTCTTACAGCTTCCTCGATTCTTTCTTTCATTCGAGGATCAAACTTATTTTCATTAATAAAATCTACTAATTCGTTTATTTCTGCAAGATTTGATTTCTGATAAACTCCATTAATATGCCCTCTAATATTAGCGACCATATCCTCAAATGGCCTTCCAGCTATAATACTTTGATAGACTTCATCATTAATTACTTTTAAGAATCTTTCTGCTATATCTTCAAAACCTTGAAATACTTGAGTTTTAAGTGAATCTATTGTGGCTAAATC